TTGTTGCTGCGCAATTTGCTGCGCCATTGCAGCTATTTGTTTACGCTGATTTTCATCACGAATCAAGCTTTCTGGAACACCAAACTTTTTAGCTAAGTGAACAGCTGTTTGCTCGCCATCGATTAAAAGCTGCAACATCTCAGGCCCAAACACACCACCAACAAGCTCTAAGAATCGAGCAACGCTAGAAATATCTTGGTTTGCTTGAGCTTGAGCTAGTGGGGAAACCGAACGAATTTTTACCTCTCGACCATTAACTGTTGGAACTTCTATACGTCCTTGCTTTTTAAGGATGTATATAACTCGTTGAAGAACAGGTTGAACAAGCTCTGCTTGAAGGCGACCAAACGCAGAACCCATTCGACGAGACAAATCCGCCATGCGTTCTGCCACTTCTGTTGCGGTGGCAGGGGTTTTATCAGGGTTTCCAAGCATGTCGTTGTAAAGCGCTCGTTTAATATTGAGTCGCATGTCGCTAAGAACAAGTTGCGCAACGTCAAAACGACCAGCCGCTTGTATAGGTTGAAGGCCCGTACTACCCATAGCTTTCGGAATGATTGAGCCAGGAACAAGCTGTATCGTGTCAGGGTTGATAACACCGTCATCCTCCATCTGATAAATACCTGAGATAGACATTTGAGCATTCTCAAGAATCAATTCGATGGTTAGGTTGGTTGTTTTGATAGCAGATAAGGCATTCATTAAAGGCCCACGGCCATAAACCTCGCCAGCGCATTTAGACCAACGAAAGCAAACAAATGGGTTTGACCCCAATCCACGCAATTCTTTATAATAAAGAATAGTTTCTGTCGTCATACAAATTGCGTAGTGATAGTATGCTTCTTCATTTTTCTTAGAGTAGTCGCGGCAGACTAATTCAAGTACCGTCGTTTCTCTGTCGCGGCCCATCAGGTTCATGACTTCTGGTGGTAGTTTTGCGTTAGGATACATTAATGGAAGATGGTCAAACTTGACTTTTTTGCGCTCACGAAAGACGTGATCGATCTTATCATCTGGACCAGTATCAAGAACAACATGAGGAAGTGGGATGGCTGAGAAGATTACTGGGTTGACCGCATCACCTTCTTCAACGCATAAAACACCAGTTCCAACAGCTAAATCCATAAAAGATTCGTGAATCTCTTGGCTAAAGTTTGAGTTTTGAATAACCTCAAAAACATAATCAGTAACAATATCTAACTGATTATCAACTTCTTCTCGATCTTCTTTATCAACTTCGCTTCCTGACATAAGGTCAGCCCACCGAGCAAAGTTTGGAACAAGGCCAGACTGTAAACGAGATGCAAATTCTTGAACCCCAACAACGGCAGTTTCGTCAAAAATCTTTTCATCTCGACGCTGACCAGCCTCTTCATAATAAAAAGACTCACGCTGTGGCAGAGCATACTCATAGCATTCTTCAAATAACGGAACCCAGTTTTCTCGACGCGCTTTAGCTTTAGAGTATTTCTCTATATATTTTTTTGCAGTCATGAACCATAACGACCTAAGAAGCCGCCCCCGCTTGAACGGAATAGTGAACGACCACCTTTGCCGCCAGACATAATCGAAGCAGTTGTTGATGTGTCACGCTTTTTTAAATTGGCCTCAATGTCATCACGTTTTTGCTCAGCACGTTTTTCAATCTGATCACGCTTAGCCTGATCCGCTTCAAGGCGCTGATCTACAGAGGCTTGCTTTTCTTCTTTACTAGGTCCACCACCACCAAAACACATGGGTTATCTCCTTTGTTTTCTATTCCTACTCATAGAGCAGCGATTAATTCAACGCACAAAACGCTATCGCACCCAAACACTTTGCCGCCTTGCTTGCTTTGGCTTTCTAGCAAACACATCAAAGTTTCTTTTAGCTACCGTAACCTGCGCTGGCTTTTGGCTATTCATCAAAGCACGACCTTCACCAGCGCCTAAGAATAAATATTGAGCCGCATCGTGAACGTGGCTAAACATATTCTTGTCTGGTTTATCTGCGTATCTTTCGCCACTTACTTCCATGCGACGATATTGATACCCGCCCTCAAAGCCCTTGATTAACTGTGGGCAACGGCGGTCAATTAAAAGTGCTGGCTTACCCTCCACCATCTTCATAAGCTGGGAAGAGACTGCTTCGAGACGGAGGTCAACAGAGTTGGAAGGCGCGGGGAACGCCCTCAAGCCAGCACCGCGCAGAATATGAAAGGGAGTAGATTCATCAGTCTGCGCTCTAAAGTCACCAGCAGGGTCACCATAAATGATTACCTCCCCTGCGGCATTAAATCTTGTAGCAAGTTCGTTTCTTAACACTTCGGCAAATCTTACAATGCCCATGTCAACAGCAACGATTTCAGATTGGATTAGCCATCTACCCCTGACCTTTTGCCCAAGAACAGCAGCAGGAGTAAGACCAAAGTCAACGCCAACATATACAGGGACACCAGCCGCTACTGGAATCTCCTCTTTGGCAATATGAACATCAGGTGCAAACATTGGATACACTGGCTTACCATCTTGGATGTGACCTAGTCTGTTCATTACGTAAACGTCAATCCAGCTTTTGGTCTTACCACGAATAAGATTTGGATAGTAAGACTTCATCATGTTCTTCTGATTCTCAGCTTCAACGTTAGGGACATAATCCTCTAACTCGCCTTCCTCATTCTTAACCTCAGTCATACCTGCTGGCTGTGTAAAGAAGCGCCAGTTGTCAGGAGTTACCAACATCTTTGCTTGCTCTCTGGGAATATGATCTGGAATCGGAACATCACCAGCCATAATCGGCCACCAATGATCCTCTTCTGGGGCGTTGGTATCTGCAATAACACCTGTCCAGCTAGGTCCACCGTCCCTCATGCTGGGGAAGCGGCCAACACGCATCGTACAAGCGTCAATAATACTCTTTGGAATCTCTCTAGCTTCGTTAATCCAGATGCCAGTCAATTCTAAAGACAGCAGTTTCTTGACATCTTCAGGTCGATCTAAAGCTAAGAAGATAACTTCGAGATCGATATCTCCTTTTCTGATGTGGTGGGTGTATGGGACTGACCAGATAAACTTTCCCCAGTCTGCTTCTGGAAACCAGTCAAGCCATGTCTTAATAGTTGTAGTTCGTAACTGTGGGTTTGTGTTCCGTATAATAGCCCATCGAGACTTTCGGATTCCGTCTGGTCCTTTCTTCTGCTCAAGCGCCCGACGAAAAACCTCCACACAACATCCAACACTCTTCCCACTCCCTACTGGTCCCCGAATCCCACGGAAGAAAGTGTCGTCCTTCATAAAGGCTTTCAACACTTCCCCGTCAGGCTTATACTTAAACGTTGTCATTTAAGATTTCTGCTCTTTGCAATCCGTCTGCTAATGCGCTTGGACATCTCCAAACCATCTTTAGTTACAATAAAGTCTTTCTTTTGAAGCGCAGTCTCATACGCTTCATCCTCAGACATCTTCTTTAACTTGCCATCTACCATGCGTATTGTAGGAAAGACAACATCACGATTCTTTCCTAACGGACGATGAGAAGTGCGAACAGTCTCAGTATCTTTTGTCGTCGGCGTTTTAGGATTAAGGGCGCGAGATAACCAGCGCGGAACCTTTTTCTCAATCGTCCTTGGCAGTGGCGCCTGTCCTTTAGGCATTACATTAACCTCTTATCAAACCCGAACCGAATACTTAAACGTTGTCATTTAAGATTTTTGCTCTTTGGATCACTTAGTATATTTATTTATAGACTTGATAGTCTCAGTAGCCAAAGTAGCTAAACCACGCTTTAAATTTCTACGTCTTGATGGATATGTTTTGGAAGCACCCTCATCTCGGCCAATTTCCTTCATAGTCTTACGAGTATATTCATCTTTAGCAGCATCCCTCATAATCACGCTTGCCTCGCCATATGGCTTGCCACGTATAATCTCCAGTTGGTTCGGAAGAGATTTATCTTCCATTTCGCGGTTCAAACGAAGAAGAGTCTTCATAGCATTCTTTTGCTTGCGATTTAGTGGGCGGGAGGTTTCACCTTTAGGCATTATCTTAATCCTTTGTCTACGCCGAAACGAATCATTCGTTCAGCAATTTCTGGTCCAATATTTTCAATAAGTTTGTCACACTCATGGTTAGACACGCCAACATGATTTGGGCCAAACTTCTTCATCACCTCAGCCAAATGAACCTTCCGCACTATGCCGCGAAGAAGGCTCAAGTCCTGAGAAGATAATGTCGACAAAAAGCTCATTTCTTTTTTGCCACTGCTTTCTTAGGCGCTGGTTTAAGCGCTGGTTTAGGGGCATCAGGAACCTCAATCAAGCGACGAGATTCTGGGGTGCGCGTCTTACCAGAGTAAACATTCCCACCCAAAGTATGAGTTTCCCCTACATAATCTTCACCAGTGTTTGCATATACCCAAGCCATTATCGATAATTCCTCTCTCTTTGTATTGTTTTGTTAACTTGTGGCATTGGCTTTCCCCGCGCTCTTGGTTCTTTTTACTGATCTATTCACTGCGCGGCCAAGAACACGAAGATTCTTTTTGCTATTATCATTCGGGTTGCCGTTCTTGTGATCGACATCTTTTCCATCATTTCGCGCGACACGCCCTTCTTTTTCAAGAATGTATCGAGCTTGTTTACGAGCGCGGTTCGCTGCCATACGTTTTGAGGATTTGTCATATTTACCCTCGCCACGCATAGAATAGTCCCGAACATAGCCATCACTGCTAGGCATTACTTAGTCCCCATAGGATTAATTAAGCTACGAGCTTTGTATCCAGAAACATCAACACTCTTGTATTCAGGCTTAATCTTTTCGTCACCCTTGTTCTTTCGACCAGACCCAGCCTTTAACGATGGCAATTCACCAAAATCAACTTTTTGCTCTTGATACATTTGCTCAGCACTCGGCCCACTATTGCCACCAAAACACATCACCACTTCTCCTTGTCAGCCCAAAATGCCGCAGACATTCTGCCCTTAGCAATATTCTTCGCGTGTCTCGCCTTGAAACTCGCTCTCTTCTTCTTCATAGCTTCAGACTCTCCAGCCTTCGGAGCGCCAGCAGTCTTCGCATTCTCATCGCCAAACTTAATATACTTATACTTATCACCCTCTTTCGCCATCACATGATGACTCTTCGAGGTGCTGTCCTCCAAACGCTGCGCTTGGTTTACCTTACGTAAACCCGCCTTCAACATCTTTGTCTTAACTCTAGGAGGAATCATTTGCTTCCCTTCGCATTAGCCAAGGAAGCTTTCGCATTTCCATTGTTAGGATTGCGCGTTACTGGCTCAGGTTTCTTAGATCCAAATCTGCTCATAGCAAATCTCCTTTAATTCGGACCCTACAACAAAAAAAATATTTTGCTCAATGCACAAAAAACCTTGAAGGAAAAAAATACGAGTGAAAGACCACTTACACTGACAAACAGAAAGTTTTTCCCCCCACCCCCCAATAAAACACTACAACGCTAATGTTTTTTGCGAAAAGCTGAGAAGTATTAACCTAAGTCAATGGACACCTTTATATCACCAGCCACTTGAATCTGCGATCTATCAATAGGTTTATAGCCAGCACGATCCAGCAAATCCTTACTAGCTTCAAGCTGAACATACTCAGACTTAGCACCGCGAGATAACCTAGCCACCGTCGCTAAAGCTGCAGTAGCGTTAAGTCCAAACGTCTCATGCATTCTCTGCTGCATATACTGTTGCACATGTGGTGTAGCTAATGCCTTGGATGCACTTACTCTTCCCGATTCCCCGTCAGCATATCCAGCTTTATGTGCTGCATCTTTCACGGAGCAGCCTTCTGCTACGAGTGTATCCACGAGAGCTATCTGTTTCTGGGTGAGTTTAACGGGTAAATTCATGTCGCTATACTTCCTTTGAGCTGTTAACCTGCTACTCATGAACAGAGCCGCTTGAGGCGTCTCTGCCCTTCGGGTGAGTATCAGGGCTATCTGGATGTAGATTGCACCATAAAGCAAATCATGTCACCCTCTTCTTTGCTTTGAGATGTCGTGACACTGCTAGGTCATGACGTGATCTAGCTATCTCATGCGTCTTAAAGATTGAAGGGTTGTGACATTCTTTCGGTGTTCATTCGTTGCCCCCCCTTCCCTCTTCCCCCCCACACTAGCACCATGTCAACTGTTTTGTATCAAGTGACGTTACGTCACAAATACAGAAATGACGTTACGTAACATTGTGCGCTGGGCTGTGGCCCAGTCGCTTGCGGCGCGTACCGCCGCTTTCATTATGGCCGAAGACTCGGCCTTGCTGGGGGATTTTCGTGCAAACCCCCCAGACCCCCAAGGCGTTCTGTATTGAATTAATTCAATCGGCCTGCCAGCCGATTAAATTAATAAATAATCTAAAAAGACTTGAACCAGCGCCGATGTTTTAGCTGGGACGGACACCCCTGATTACCACGTCCATCTCTCGAATGTCGACATCCTTATTCAAATTGGCTGTTAACCCTGCCGCGCTGGCGCTGTGCAGGGGCCAATTTTGTCTAGAGCCTCAACAACAATCTCGGTTTCCACTGGCGCGGACCCTCCGAGATTCTTGTTGCATTCGGATCTGGTCGTGGACACAGGGGCTTACCGGCCCACCCAAAACATCGGGCCGGATCAAATCTGAAAACAAAATGAAAACGGAGAACTAAAATGGCTAAAGTATCAAAAGTTGACACCAAAGCACTCGAACAATCAAACAAGGTTGACCTAACCCAAGACCAGTCACAGGCGAATACGGATGTAATCACACTGGCAACCGAATGTTTCCAAGATCTAATCGCAGTCTTCGGAACAACAGAATATCAAGCGGAGAATGTAGCGCGTCAATTCGTGCAATCCGCCGAGTATCTGACAAAATACAAAAAAGAGCAGCTCGACACCCGCCAAGCAGAACTTGACGCAGCCGAAGAAACCCAAGACGAAAACCGCATCAGCCGCGCACTTTACGTCATGAAGGGAATCGAGGCAGAGTTTCAAGACCTGCTACGTTTCCGCAAAGCAGCAACCACAGCCTATGAAA